AATCCAGTGTTCCGCTACCGTAATCATAAACCGCATTATCGATGATTACTGTTTGACCTACCTCAAATTGCCCTCCCCAAACATCAGGACTTGCGTGTTCTAAAAAATATTCAAAAGCCGTATCAGGATTTCCGTAATCTTGCGTATTATCATAAGCCCTTGCTGATATTGTTAATTCATTTTGATTAGGTGCATATAAAACTTGACCATTGACCTCATTTAATCGAATTGTTGCCACGAGTGGGTCGTCTATTGCCTCGCCGATTGTTATTTGTGCTGTTCCGCTATTGGGTGATGTATCGGGGGCGTAAATCTCAATCGACGTGCCGTCAATCGATGACGCTAATGTATCGCCGTCTTTAATATCAGTCACATCATAAAACCCCCTACCGATGCACATATAGGATATTTCAATCTCTTTGTGATTTTCATAGATGCGATAAGGGCTTGCGATTAAATCAGGCGTTGACCGAACCTGTCCATATATATCAGGTATCCGTGCATTCGTGCGTGCTTCGTTTGACCGCTCTGATAATTGGTTGTTAGGGCTTGCTGCCCTTGTATTCTTAGGTAAATTGGGTTTTCTCTCTTCTGCCCCAAAAATAAATCCAAGTACTTGATTTTGAAAAAAACCACCCAATGCATCATCGCCTGCGTAAAGCATCACATGAATTTTATCATGATTATTCAAGGCTTGAAATTCATCATCATTATTCGGCGTTATGTCATTTATTTTGCAAATATCGCCATGATAAATGCGTGCGTTTTTAGGGAATATCTTAAAATAATCAACGAGAGACTGAATCATATTATCTGTCTCAATCGTTTCAATAACGCCCTCTAACGGCGTGGATATGATTATTTTCTTAGACACTGGTAAAAACTAACCTTTTTAAAAAATCTCGTTGCGACTGAAAAAGCCTGATATTCAACGCCATTTTTTCTTAGGTGTAAAATCTTGTTTTTATAAAAAACACCTAAGTGTTTATCGTGATTGTTACTCATAAGACAAATTAACGTCTTATTTTTTATAACACTGACTTGTCCAAAATTTTTACGCAAAGAATGAAAAACTTTTCTATCTTGCTTTTCACGCATAAAGCCAAGTAAAGGGTCTGATATATCTATTCCTGTTATTTCTTTGTAGGCATCGACAACAAAATGCGAACAATTATAATCTTTATCATGATACGTCTTGAGAAATAACTTTTCAAAATTATTCACAGCAACCCTCTAAGCATTGGGAATCTATCCATGCTGTAAATCTCGCCTGTAGAATTAATATTGAGTAACTTGCTTTTTGCTGAAATCAAAGCACCCTCGATTGAAAATGATATATTTTCAACACTCAAAGATATTATTTCTATTGGCTCGGATAAGTCATCAGAGCGATATACCCTATAAATCAAACTTGGCTTTGTTGAAAAATCATCATCATCTGCGATTAAATCCAATTCCTGCGGTAAAATCTCCCCTAAGTCACCAAAAGTAACATCGATTGATTGGTCGATATTCTGCGAAACCCCACCCCTTGAAATGGTCATAGGCATATAATCAAAAGTAACAGTACTTGATGTTTCAAGTGTTGCAGTTAATCCATCTGATTTATTTCTGACTAGCCGATATGTCTTTGAAAGACTTGGGTGTGATAATTCCACAGTTTCGAGCATAACAATATCAGCGGTTGTATTGAGAAAGAACTCCGAAAAACTTGTCATAATTCACTCGGCAAAGTTTCATTAACTAATTCGGATAATAAAACAATCATCTCATCAGTATTGTCACCATAAAATTCATATAAATCTATCAAGAGAATATCCTCCGTTTCGTTTCGTGCTATTGGTTTAACCTCTAAATTCAAGCTAAGAAAAAACAAATCGCCCCTTGCTGATGTTAATTTGACGCTGTCATCTTTGATAAAACATTCATGTTCCAGTAACTCCGCATCATCAGTTTTTATATCCATGCGAAATGGCAATGCGCCGCTTTTAATCTTTGTCCGATAAAATGCCATAAAATATCTATATTGTGTGCTTGATAAAATAAAGTTACAATTCACAGAACCGTAAGCCCCTATTTTATCACGGCGTTTGCGTGGTGAACCGCCGTCAAGCTGTATGCTGATAACCTCATTTTGTGGACTATATCCGTACCCTTGTATCGTGGGCGATAATAATAATTTCGGTAATGTCATCTGCGTCTATCCACCTTATAATTACCACCGACAGCTCGAGACATTTTTGAGTTTGGGTTTGATAATTCCCTGCTGAATAAATCAGGCGTTTCTTTCATCACCACACGACGTGCAATAATTTCAACTTCGCCGTCACTAATACGATTTTCGGTAAATTCGATTCCTGCGGCTTGATTAATAATTTTAATAACAACACCGCCCCCTTGCATATTAGCGTTTGATGTGACTTTACCACCCTTATTCCCAGTCATAAGGAATGTTTCACCTCCCATACTTAACAATTCAGGCTGGTTATCCTCTGCTACTCGATATGTAGAATTGGGGGATACATGACCACCTGCTTTACGTCCGCCTTGAAACTGTGCTGATGCAATGCTTGATATTTGTGCCGCCGTAAATGCAACCGATGCAGCTGCAAATATTCCGCCGACAATAGGGCCGCCAATTTTAGCACCTGCTTTAAAAGAATAAATGGCAGACTCAACCCCTGCGATTGTTGCATTTGCGATTGATAATGCTTTGTTAATCTCAAAGGCTTCTTTCGATGTCGAAGCCATTGCGGACATTGTTTTCTCAAAGCCATCTATTTTTGTTTTAGTCTCTTCGCTCGATAAAAACTTTGCTGTTTCAAGGCTTTTGTTTTCGTATGCTAATTTTGCTAAAAAATTACCTTTATAGGTTTTTTCAATTTCTTTTTCTTTTTTCTTTCTATCTTCCTCTATTGTTTTGTCTTGACGTGCCTTGTGGTTTTCCTCTTCCGATGCGGACAATCCTTTAAATTCTGCTTCGGTTATAACTTTCTGCTCTAAAAAAGCTCTTAACTTTTCAAGGCGTTGCTGATAATTCAAATCTTCCAATGCAAGCTGTTGCTCCAATTCTGTTGCCATTCCCTCGGCTCTAAATTGACGATATTCTGTTTCTAATTGCAATTTCTGTTCTTGTCTTTGACGTTCAATTTCAAGCAATCTGTTTGTTAAATCAACCTCTGACTGTGCCTCCAGTGCCTGCCTTTGTTGCATCGTGGCGATTCCGTTTGCCTCAAATTCCGCTATCTGTGCCTTTCGATTTTCGTATGTTTGCCTTGCGATTGCCGCCTGTTGGTCAAATTTATTTTGAATCAAATCAGTTTCAAGCTGTGAATATTGTTGTTGTAATTGCAAGCGTTCCTGTAATTGACGCTCTGCTTCGGCTCTGCCGTCATCTTTTGTACTGCCGCCTGTTTTTACTGTACCACCACCGCCTCCACCTGTGTTTGTTTTTTTCTTTGCCTTTTCTGTTGGTATAGCCTCCCCTATCGGGAACAGACTAGCCATAATTTCTTGTTGTTTATTGCTTGCCTCAAAAGATAATTGATTTTGCCTACTTGCGTAACGTCCTAAATTTCTGCCATCAGAAATAGAACTTTGCTGATTTTTTATCTCCTCAAGTCGTCTGCTTAATTCCTCTTTTGATGCTCTTTTTGTGCTTACAAATCTCTGTAAAAACTCATCAAGTAATTTTATTGAATCTGATAGGGGATTTTTTATGCTGTCGTAAATATCCTCTCCCAATGCCTGAAACGTAGCGGACATCTTGCCTTGATTAGCCGTAAGCGTATTTGACATATTATTCGCTTCGGTCTGAAACGATTTTAAGGCAGGGATAAGCAATGTCTTGAACTGGTCTGATGTGACTTTGCCGTCATTGACCATTGTCCGCAATGACCCTGATACCATGCCATTTTCACGTTCAATGCGGTTTAAAAGACCGGGTAACGGCTCCATGACTTGATTGAACTCTTCGGCACGGACAACGCCTGACCCCATAGCCTGCGATAAACCATACATGACATTTCCGAGGTTATTACTATCACCGCCCAAGGCAACCATAGCATCGGATAATCCAAGCGATAAATCGGTTGCTTCTTTGAGTGTGATATGCCCTGATTGCACAAATACGGACATTTTGCCAAAATTATCAGCCAAATCAATAATGCTATTCCCTGTCCGATATGACGCATCACGAAGTATAGACATCGAACTATTAACGGCTTCGGTACTGCCAAGCATCGACTTCATACGTGCTTCAGCTTGCTCCATTGGTTTACCTGCTTCAATGGCAAACTTCCCCACCGCACCGCCTGCGACAAGTAGCGCACTACCAACACCGACAACCGCTAATTTAAGATTAGAAAACCCACTAACGGCACTCAATGCCCCACTATTCATTGATGACATTGTGGAATTTGATTTTGACCTTAAGCCGTCCAGTTCTTTTTCAAGGACATCAATTTCACGTTTTGCACCTGAAATTTCTTTTGTGTCAATATTAAGGCTTGCACCTTTTTCAGCTGTTTTCTTAAGATTATCAATCTTTTTTTCAAGGGATATTATTTTCTTTTCAGAGTCCAAAGCGTTTTTTTCAAGCCCTGAACTTTCCAAAGATATGTTGTAAAATAATTCCCCAAGATTGACAGCCATAACTATTTTCTTTTCAGTTTTTCAAATTCTTTTTTTTCTAAATCGTTTTTATAGGTAAAATATTCAAACCACCCCTCAAATTCAGAAACTGACATATTGTCAATTTCTGATAATGTTTTATGAATACGCTCCGCAAGGATATATCGTTTAAGTTCTAAGCCTCTTTCGGGGTCTGCAAAGGCTTTTTTGGCGTTAAATCTCCACGAATAACTTGCCAAAGTGCTTCAATTAAACGTGCGGTATCGCTATTTGCGGAATGATTGAAAATTGTATCCTTATCAGTTTCCTCAAATATTTTTTGTCCGTCTGTATCCGTAACAAGATTTATAAGGTAATATAGTGTAATATCAAGGTGTGAATTGTCTTTTAACTTTAATTCGCCTTTATCATCTTTGGTAAAACGTAAATTATTAGCCATGTTTACCTCAAAAATAGACGGCTCTCTAATTTCAAGTTGCTCACCACCTGACAAATCAAAAGTAATTTTATGAAAATTCTTTCTTTGACCAATAATTTTATCTCTGATGCTCACTTTGCGTTCCTTTTGCATAAATTTTTAATTAAATATAAAATATCCACGACGTGGATAAGTTCCGCCATAATAGCTTTTATCATTGCCTTGAAAGGATAAAGCCTGCTTGACCATGTCCGACAAGCTATTGCTCTTTTCAAAACTTTCAGCCTTGAACCACCCTTTAATCCTTTCAGTTGCACCACGGATAGAACATTCGATTAAAACGTCCTCCGCATCATTGACTGTATTAAAAAAGGTGGGGCTTGTTTCAAAAAAACCGCTTAACGACAATGAAACATCTTTAAGGGTTGCTTGTTTTCGTCTGAAATCATTATCATCAACCAAAGAGGCAAAGGTCGTAACATCAACAATTTCTTGAGAGACACTTACTGTCGCCTCGTTTGCGTATGTGATAACAGACAAAGGAATAAACTTTCCTGTGCCTGTTATCGTACCTGTTTTGTTGACATTGAATTTAACGATACCCTGCATCAAATCGACATACTCAATATCGGCGGCAGGAATTGCTGTGCCGTTATTAAAAAAATTAAAATTTGTTGCAATATCAGTATCCCATACACGCTTATCTGCATCGGTTATCTGGAATATGCGATTTGTAGTTATTGTTGTAAACGCTTCGGTCGTAAAGGTGGTTGCAGTGCCACCTTTTTTAAACAAAGCCTTATATGATGCAATAGCGGTCATGTATCACCTGTTTTTATGTTGCCAATGTTGCAGATAATGCACCTGTGCCTTGAAATGTGGATTGCTTTTTAATTGCGTCTGTTAAATTAAAACCAATCTCAAAGCCCTCAGCTAAAATCTGACCTGCAAAGCGGTTTGATGACGTTCCGTCAACATCAATTCGCACATAAAGGGCAGTGCCATTTAAAACATGGTTCATAATCATATTTGAAACAACACCTGCCGATTTAAATAAATTAGGGAACGATACACTCCAGTCCTTAATGCCATGAAGTTTTGACCGCCATTCTGACGTACCCATTACAGTAGTATCTATGACCTCTCTTGACACATTAAGCGTTGCTTCACTTGCGTCAACTTGCGTGAATGTTGTGTTATCGGGCGATAAATATACGTCCGTTTTATATGATGCAACTGCTGTCATATTCTATTCCCCTTTTCGTATGGTGTGATATTAATTCTTAAAGCCATTGTATAAAGGCTGTTATTTTTTTCGTCTGTCTCGATAAAAGAAATTGGTTGTTGAAGCCAAAACCCAAAATAAATATCATTATTTTCAGCAACGTAATTATCGTTTCTGCTTTGCAAGGCAAGTTTAATGCTTTTGATTTTATCATAAGCACTTTCTCGTGATTGATTGCGTACCTTAATTTGTACTTTGACAGTATCAAGTGCCAGTTTCGCCTCAGGCTCGACTTCACTTTCACGATCGTAAATTGCGATTGCATTATCAGGCGTTTCAGGTAAAAAATTCACGAATAAATCTGTGCCTTTTGTGCCTAAATTAAGAGTCTGCAATAAATCCGCTATGTGCTTCGCAGGGCTTGTCATACCGCTAAAGTCCTTTTAATAATATCCAATCTTTCTTGCCGTGTGCTATTCATGGCTTTTTCTAAAAAACGACTTTCTGCTGTTGGCTTCTTAAACTTTGCCTTATCGTTTTCATGTACTTTTTTTGCATATTCCGCTGTGTATCCAACCTCAACGCTATTGTTATTATTATAAATCCTTGAATACTTTGAACCTCTTAAGTTCCCAGTATCAACAGGAATAATAACATCGCTTTTTTCTAAAACCAAATTTGCAACCCTGCTTAATGCAAGGCGTTTTTTAATTTCAAGCCCTAAAACATTTAAAATATTCTTTTTACTCATACATAAACCTTTGTGATTAAATCCACGTTATCAAGGCTTTTCATTTTCTCGACCATAAGGACATTATTTGCGGTGGTTGGTGGTGTTGCACTGACGCTTGCCCCTATGAGGATTTTATCGTCTGTGTTAATCGCAATATTGCCATTTAAATACACAATCGACCGTGCCTTTACCTCTTGTCCGTCTGCATTAATAATTAATTCTGCCTTATCTTGCCACCGCCCCAATAAAGCCTGTGGACTGCCATAACTAAGCTGTCCGTACACGTCTCTAGTTGACTTTGACCACAAGGTAATTTCTTGATTAAAAACGCCGACCATTAATAAACCTCCAAAGACACGATACTTGCGTCACTCACAGGTAAAAAATTCATATTATCAAGCATTAAAGCCGTTTGTCCGTAAATCGTACTTTCTAAGCCGTTTAAATCGCTTACTTTATAATTATCTTGAACATCGCCAATTTTGCGACTGGTGACTTGTGGGCTTTGTGCTGTGGTGAAATGTGCCGATAGATTTAATTCTATCAGTTTTAATTTTTGCTCTGAATATCCTGAATTAACAATTTTATCATCGACTATAAAATGTGCCATATCAATAAACGCAGTAACCGCATCATCGGATAAAGACGTATTACCCAATATAGTTTTAACCTCTGATACAGTTACTCGTGCCATTATACAACCACCGCCACTTGAACTTTACCTTTTGCCCAAGGTGGTAATTCGTCATAAGTATCAGCCTCAATGCGGACTAAATCACCTTTGCGAATTGTTACAAATTTACCAGTTTGCGGACAATGAAATGAGTGTGACCCACCAATCAATCGCCACAAACGACCACTCTCGACTACTTGGACTTTTGGCAATGATGCTTCAACGATTTTTAAATCATCATCAAGGGTTTCGGAATTTTCAACGGCTTTAAGGGTTGGAGCATCAAGATGAACGATATCATCTTGATTTTTATCAGCATCAGCATCAGCATCAGCATCAAGAGATGCGTCCTTTAATTCCTCATCAGCGTCAACTCTTTTTTTACCCATTACGCTTTACTCCCATGACAAATACCACATTGTCCTGCCATATCGCTTTTAAGGCGGTGTATCATTATTGCCCAGTTGCGAAAACTGTCTCCTAATGGTGATGTTTTCAAAACAATCGTGCTTAGTGGCTGTGCAATCGCAACATCAACGACTCTTTTATCCATTTGAATTAAGATAACATTATTTGTTGCCAAGCTCTTAAGCTCACGAATAGCCGTAAGTCCATTTATCGACAAAAGCTCTTGCCTTATTGTCCGTGAATCGAATGCTGTGGAATATTTCTGATCCATAACAGTAGAGTAAGTAGTAGGTATATACAGGACATAATCACCATAGAAATTATTATCTCTTAATTTTTGCACCATAGCCAAAACATCAAGATAAATTTCATTTCCTGTTGCCACAGTCCAATACTTAGGCAAAGTGTATGTTTCACGGTCTGCAAAGGTCGTATATCCGGGAATTGTTTGACCTGAAACAACAATTTTACTATTGCCATTTACCAAAGCATCTTCCATGAGGGAAGTAACGGCATAGGTCGCTTGTGCATTTGATGTGGAAGTTATATTGGTATTACCTGATTCCAAGGTCGCCTTGTGTCTGAAATTTTTACTATGGTCTTTGTAAAACACAGGGACAGGCGTTCCAACTTCGTCAAAGGTTTCTTTATCGTCTTTACCTTTTGCTTGTCCGTCCATATTAACTTCAGCAGGCGTGGTGTCGGACATTTTCTCATAGTAAGATAATGTAATCCCCACGTGCGGTAATTGCTCTGTTAAACCCCTAGAAATTAAATCACCAATTCCCACCAGTTCTTTTTTGGCAATCGTTACAAGTTCTTGCGAATAACTTTTATATGCCTCATGTAAAGCAGTATTTGCATTAAAAATCTTTTCGCTATTGGTAATCATGCCATTTTCAAGGACAACTGCTCCGTCCTGAAAATCGTTCATAATATTGCCATTGTTTACAATCATATTCATATTATGCCACCTTCATTTGAATAAATACTTCTGAGCCGCCACCTGAATTGTTTTTTGATTCAAGGGCGATACCGATAAAGCCAAGCGATGCTGGCAATAATGCGTTAATTTTTGCAGAAACAGACGCAAAGTTATTATTTACGTTAGTTTGTGAATATGATCCTCCTGCGTCAACGATTGTGTCGCCTGCCGTTCCTGACGCTGCTGTTAAATCGGCCTGTGCTGTCAATTTACCAACTGTACCACCTGTGACAACCGTCAATCGGTCACCCTTTGTGATTGCAGTTGCACCTGCCGCCACACGAACCTGAACAATCATACCTGCGACAAGATTTGAATATTGTGCAGTATCACCTGAAGCATAGGCTGTTTCTTTTGTGCCTGTTAATGTTTCATTTTCAAGCAATATTCCGATACCCTGAGAAAAACCTGAATCGTTTTTCTGTATTGTATCATTTTCTGTACTTAATAATTCCACTAAATGCCCGGGACTTGCAATCTCTGACAATAGGGCGGATTCGATTAAATCGTCCGATACCCTTTTTAAGATAATTCTATCTGATGCTGTTTTTGACATTATTTAGCCTCCGAAAACATTTCAGTCATTGAAACTGGTTTGGTATTTATTTTATTTGAGTTTGTAACAATGCCACCACCCTTTCCTGAATAATCCACAGGAGCAGGAGCGTTTCCACTTTCAGGCTGTTTCTGATTCATTAAATGGTTGATTGCTTCGATTGTTAAGCCGTTGACAACAGTGTCGTCACAATTAAAGGCTTTCTTAAATGCCTCTTTTTTATCAGCATCTTCTTTGGCTTTTTTTGCTTTGAAGTTGTCAAATTCTGCTTTTTCAGCGTTTGTGATAAAGATTTTATCGGCATCATCTGGCTTTATTTTATTCGCCAAAACGCCAAGCGTATCGACAGATAAACTGTCAAAAGCTTTTTTCTCATCTTCGCTTACGCCTGTCAATTCGGCGTTTGCTAGAAAATCAATGGTTTCTTTTTTCATATTTAAAAAACTATCCTCTTTTTGTTTGTTAGTTAAAATTCCTTTTTCGCATTTGCAATCCTTTTTATTGACCTGCATCTCTACATAAATAATTTCCTTTTTTATTGGCTTTTTGTCTCCAAGTGTTATTTTTTCGCCGTCTAACGTGTACTTTTGCTTAAATAGCTTTCCGTCATCGTTTGCGATAAAATAATCCTCGTAAACATCTTCAATCCAAACATATTTATCCTTACCATTAATTTGTCCAAAAATTTCATAGAGTTTTGCAGTAATTTGTCCAAAAGATAAATCTGAATTAAAAAGCAATCCGCAACCGTCTTTTACTGAACACGCCCCCTTTTCATTGGGCAGTATCGCTAAATGGTCAGCCTTGAATGAATTGATGATTGATTTGTATTTTTTACCATTAAATTCACCCTCTTCCTTGATTACAGTAACTTTATCTAAGCCCGTTGAAACATCTACATATTCGTTATTCGATATTCTCTCAATCAGACTCTCTGCTTTTTTTGCCTCGATAACGGATTTATTGAGATAAATATCGCCTTTCAATTTATCATCTTCAAAGACAACATTAAAAAGTTCTCCGATTGCGTATTCGTCCGCCGTGACAGGATTATTGATTGAGGCGCTGTGTCCGTTAAATTGTGGGTGTCGTAATGTAACCTTAACGCCATTCCATGCGTCCTGCGTGTTATTTAAAAGCTCTTTCGTGTAAAGATAATTATTCATTACCCCAACTTTTGCCAAGACGGCAGGGACAACATAATAATCTTGTCCATTGTGGACGATTGATTTTATTGATGTTTTTTTGCTTTTGTTTGTTAAAAAAATAAACATTATTTTATGTCCTCATAAACTGGGAATACGGCACACCGACAATTCGGTTCACCGATTAATCCTAAAACTGTTTCTCTATCGTAAATCTTGTTATTTCTTGCTTTGTGCGTTGCCCTCACCCTGTCATCATCGCCTGTTCTCCATTTAAATTTTGTTTCTACACCTAACGCTTTAAAAGAATCCGATGTTGCGTCTGCATCTGTAATAACGGCTAATTGATTGGCTCGGATAATTTCGGTGCGTGCGATTAGCTTCGCTCTGTTGATGCCGATTCCGTCCACCTTTTCGATAATTTTTTCTGCCAATTTATTGGGGTTTTGACCTGCAAAAATTCCCTCTGTTAAAACGTCACGAATGCCCCTTGACATTGTTTCTGTAACACCCTTTAAATCACCATAAGCCCTTGAATAGATTGTTTTTGTCCGCTCAAGATGCACAGGAATTAAAAGCCTTTGTGTCGTGCTTTGTGTTAATGATATTGTGGTTGCAAGCTGTCCAGTCTGTACCCCTAAGGCAGGACTTGCATTTTCAAGTGCAGCCTGCGATAGGGTGATTCCCTTTTCATAGGATTGTTTAATATATTCATTTAACCAAAGGCGCTCCACATCGGTAATGTCATCAAATATCGCCTCATCAATCGTTTCTTGAAGCCACTGTATAAATGCTTCAATGTATTCCTCTGATGTCGTATACTGAAAAGGGTTATCTTGAAATCTATCTGCATTGTTAATTCTAAAAAAATGATTTTCTTTTATTGATTTTTTTATTAAATCTTTGATTACAGAAAATCTTTTTGTGATTTCTTTTATTGCTTTATTCCTTATTCTAAGTGTAAAACTTGGGTCTTTATTCACTTAAATCACCACTTTTCAAAATATCATCAGTTTCCTCATCAAGCCCCTTTAAATCATCTTCACGATAATCAAATCCAATCATCTCGCCTGCTTGCTGAGGTGTTAAAATATCCCTTGCCAATCCTGTTGTATAAGCATTAATCGCCTGCATCTTTTTAAGTGCTACGTCCGCTTTTTCTGTTTCGTTTGGATTAATTAATGGTTGCCATTTTATCTCATATTCATCATTTATTGGTTTTGGCAATGCTCCCCACGCAATGCATTTATCAATAAAGGGTCTCAGGATATAAGGCTCACAAAAGTTTTTTTGCCTGCTTTCTATCTGCAAAAAGAAATTTCCGACATCTTGAGATGATGCACGAACGCCAACTTCATTCCCTGTTAAAATCGCCTTTGGTATGCCTGTTGCCCCTGCGATTGACGATAAAATAATATCAAAATGCTTATCAGGTTGATGCACCGCATAATCCAATGGTTTCACGTCCATATTCACAGTAGCTAATATGCGTGAGAATTTATTAATGTATTGGTTAAATTTTACTGCAATCCCTGTTTTATCTTCGCCATGAACTGCAGCCGTGGAATTTACATGAAGCCCACCACGAGAATTAAGAAAGAAAGACTCCGCACCACCGCCCACGACCTTATCCATGTCATAAAGATAATTCAAAATAGGCTCTAGGCACGAACCCCCCACAATGTCATTATCAAAAGCATTTTCTGCAATGTGAATAACTTGTGAATGATGCACGGTTATTGATTTTGTACCTGTTATTTCGTTTCCTGTGGTTATGGTATATAATTCAGGCTTGCCATAATTATAATTAAAAATATCATTGATTGAATTTGTAATCAGAACAGAACCCTCTGAATAAGGTGCTACATAGGAGATTTTATTTATTTTTTTAGAAGGTAAATGTAAATCAATATGCCCCCCAAATAATAAAACGCCATAACGCCCTACACGTTGTAATTTATCCAAGCGGTTAAGTTGTTGCAAAACAGATAATTCTTTAAATAATTTTTGAACCGCTTGCTCAAATTCAGTTAAATCTTCGGTTTCTGCGTCATCTGTAATATCAGGCATTTTTGACCAACAGGCATCAGGATATGCGTTGACAACACGCCGAGCGATACCATTACGTTTATAAATTCCGTAATAATCAATAAATTGAGGGTTTAATTTATAGCCATATATTTCGTACAGGTCACGCTGTCCGCTGTGACTTAATCCCAAACTCGAAAGCCCACGCATACGCTCAAAAGCGTACTCATCGGCTGTTTTACTGTTAAATACCTTACTAAAAAAACCCATTTTAAAATAATACCCCAGACGATGTTTGATATTTTTCTGTCATTTCTTGAATGGCATCAAGCACGCAGTCTATTTGATCGTCATGCTTATGTGTGTCATTCGCTGTAAATTCTCGTGCTTCACGTTTAATGTCGCTTACAAAATCCACATACATAGGTAATTTTACACGCCCCTTTGCAATTTCAGGGCTGTAATCAAGTGTCCGTGTATATTTATCTTTGCATCGTGTGATTGGTTTAAGATTGATACCCTCGATGCGTTCCAATTCTTGAATAAGATATGTTCCAGAACTTGCATCTTCTATGCGTGCATAACGTAATGGGTTTGTGGTTTGCGTTCCCGTGCCTCTGTGTTTCATGTAGAAACTGATAAATTCATTTTTTAATTCAGGGGCTTCCCACTTGCCTTTTAATTGGTCAATTAAATAAATTTCTGCATGGTCAATTTTATCAAGCAATCCCCAACACTGAAAAACACTAAAATCATTATGTTCTTTTGCTTTTTGTGCTGTATCCGCAACGATGAACCGATAATTGAATGATTTTGGTTGCTCATTATCCCAATTCGACCACCACGCATCTTTGAATAATCCACCGCCTGCGACAAGCGGTTTCTGCATCTTTTCCGCCCAAGTCACATAAGGCGAGAATTTTAAATCTTCCTCTATCCGCTCAAGCGAGTTTTTAAATTCCCATAACGCACCACTTGGCAATCCGTGTGGATAATGAATGCCGTGAATGTAGTCAGCAGGATATTCGTAATCCGCTTCAATCTTGGCAGGTAGAATCAAATGATGCCACTTGTCGGCTGTTGCACCACGCAACAATTTACCACTGATGTCATCATCATGCAGACGCTGCATAACGATTAACATGGGGGCTTTGGGGTTTCGTAAACGAGTTCTCAGGGTTTCGTCGTAAAGTTTTAATATTTTTTCACGATAATTTTCATAAATCGCATTCATAGGCTTCATGGGGTCGTCCCATATCATCATACCGTCAAATTCGTAGTCCGCCAAAGGGTCACTGGGAACACTCCCTGCATCATGCCCTGTTACTGAACCACCTGCCCCAGTTGCCAATAATCCACCACCTTTGAGTGTACGCCAAAAGCCTTTTCCCTTTTCGTTTTTATTGATTTTAGTAGGGAATAATTTTTGATATTCAGGAAGTTCAATAATCTGTTTTGCGGACTCTGATGTCTTGAGGGGGATTGTATCGGTATATGAAACAATGATATTTTTTGATGCAGCGTTACGTGCCATAAGCCAAGGGACAAGCAATTCACCTGTTAAGGTTGTCTTTGAATGACCTGTCGGAATATTGATAATACCCTTAGAAAATTCCCCCATAACCATTTTTTGCACAAAATCGCACAGAACTTTGACGTGGGGAGCATCTTGTATTTTGTGACCATAGCGTTTTTTAAAAAAATACTTTGCAAAATGGTAATAACTCTCCAAGAAAAGCGTTTTTAATAAAACAGGATTAAGATTATCATCAGCCATAGCCTAATAATCCTCCTTGAAACGCCTGATAAAATCGTCCTTGTCGTATTCTGTAAGGTTCTCAACTTTGTTTTCATTGGTATCTTCTACCTGCGGTGCATCGCTCCACCCCATAGATTTTAAAGCAAATATCGACCCTGTGATATTACCTTCGGACAAAAAAAGCCGTCCCTCATGTCCTTCTTCAATTCTCAAGCTTGCTGTTTCTAGGATATGAGAAAATTCAGTTTTTTTTTTGTAATTATAGAATGTTTGGCGACTAGAAAAACCAATAGCCAAGCAAAGGCTTGTTATTTTAAATGGATAATTGTCCTCATCAGCAAAATAAGCATCGACTTTTTGCTGTAATTCTTCAGGTGAGCTGTAAATTGGATTAGCCATAATCCATTTATAAAACGGATATGTCCAAAAATTTTAAAATAAATGCGTTTTTTTATAAAAAAGGGGTTGACATACTAAACAATGTTTAGTAATATCATTTCACAAGGACACAATCAAGTGTTCGATAATCGGATAAAATATTATGTGGAAATCAATAGAAGCCAATTCAAACCTAATTCAAACTAAAACCGATAAAGCGGTTTTAATAAAATTACCAAAATCAGATTTAAGATTTTGGCACTCGTCAAAATGTGTTCGCACAGGTGGAAAAAGTGGGTATCGATTATCAATTAGCTACACAGATAGCTTTGAATTTAAATGTTTTCGCAAGGGTGGCACTGGTGGAAAAGAAATCCTTGAAGAAAAAATTTACAAGGGTGATGAAATAAAAAAAGCATTTGGCTTAGATGTAGATGTGTGTGATGAAAGTCAAGATTAAACACGATGGGGTGGTCGCACACACCCCTAACGCCATTTGCGTTAGAAATTGGTCAACTAGCATGGATTGCTGGTTGCCAATATCACAAATAAAAATTTTATCAGAATTTAAAATTATTTTACCAAAATGGCTTGCTGAAAAGCATGATTTTAAGTTTTCAAAAATTCGGCACATACCGAAAGAAATTAATCCACAATATAATCAAAGGGTAGATGATGAGCTTCGAGTATCAAATTAAAGCCTTTAAAAAGTTATCGGAATTAAAATGCGGTGCTTTGTTTATGAAAATGGGAACAGGCAAAACAAAAACAATGCTTGATATTATTATGCGTCATGCGGATAATATTGATTGCATTGCTTGGATTGCACCTGCATCATTATTAAATGACGGTGGTTACTTATCTGAATTAATAAAATGGAACACCAAAGGTGTTTTAACTTACAAATTTAGCATTGAGGGAATTGCATTATCTGATAATAGGTATTGCGAATTAATAAATCTTGCAGAAAAAAAACGTGTTTTTTGTGTGATTGACGAAAGTCTTTCGATAAAAAACCTTATATCAAAAAGAACAAAAAGGCTTTTAGAAAATGGCAATAAATTTGCTTTTAGGTTTATTTTAAATGGAACACCCTTAAGTCGCTCTCTTGTGGATCTGTATCCACAAATTCAATTTTTATCACCTAGAATTTTAAATATGACAGAGGCACAATTTGCCAATAATTTTCTAGAATATGATAAAACTGGCTTTAGGCCTTATGCTAAATGGTCTAAACCACACAATGAACAAGCACTTATCGAGATATTGCGTCCGTATATTTTTGACCAAGATTTAGAAATTGAATCTAAAAAACAAATTAATACACACAATTTAAAATTAACCCCACTTGAAAAATCAAATTATTCTAATTTTAAAAATGATGTTTTGAAAAATGGTGTATTTGATTTTTTAGCAATATCTCAAAAATTTCAATCATTTTACACTTTTTCTAAAAACAAAGAAAAGTTAATTAAAAGCATTGCTTCCGATAAATGTATTATTTTTGTAAAATTTTTGCATGAAGTTGACAAACTAAAGTCAATTTTCAAAAATGTTTTTGTCTATACTGGCAAAGAAAAAGATGATTTATCTTTGTTTAAAATTGCTGATAAGGGCATCTTGATAATGACTTACGGAACTGGTGCTATGGGGTTAAATTTGCAATTCTGTAACCATATAATATTTTTCACGCCCACATTCGATTACAAGCAACGCATTCACGCAGAGGCACGTTGCCATAGAATGGGACAGGGTAAAAACGTTATTATTGATGAAATTTATCTTGATACAGGACTTGATAAATTAATTAACTATTCACTATCAAGAAAAGAAAAGCTACTTTGCAACATAGAAAAATTTGTAAAAAATAATGGTGATTTATGAAAAAAATATATAAAGAAAAAGATGTTTATGAGGCTTCACTTGAAAGAATTGACTATTGTTTTAAAAGATTTAAAAAGGTTATTGTTTCTTTTTCTGGTGGGAAAGATAGTGGTGTCTTGTTAAATCTTTGCTTAGAGTATGCTAAAACACAGAATTTATTAAATAAATTGTGTGTTTATCATATTGATTATGAAGCACAATAT